GACATGATCGAAGAATGCCGGAGGCATAACATATTCCTGCTGTAGCAGGAACCCCGTTATCCGCCATTACGACCGGATAATACCTCCGGAATCTGTCGGAATTACAGACACAGGGCGCTGTTTTCACAAAACAGCGCCCCATTTCTTTGTCAATATGTTATCTCCCGTTCAAATACTCCATAATCCCCATTTATTTTTTGGTGGAATTTAGTTTGCATTTACTATCATATATCGACCTTGGAAAATGCCGTAAAATCAAGGATTTGTGAGAGTTTGTAACTTTTTAAGGCATAAAATTGCATGAGTAATCTTATTGCAAAATTTATTCAGCGTTGACAAATGGTAGACAAAAATATTAATTGAATCATGCGAAGCAAAAATATAATTATGAGGGAGAGAAGAAAAAAATATGAACCGAACAGATGAATTGCTTTTTGAGATAATTGAGACCTACCAGCGTCATGCCAAGATAGCTAAAAATGCAAAATACCGGGAGACCCGCGAGATGGCGGAAATGGTAATCGATGTGGATATATCAGCTATGTGGTTTTTAACTCAGCGATCGCCAGATACCAAATGCCGGTTGATGTAACGTAGTAAGATACGCATATAAAAGTCGCCCGGGTATATGGGGGAAATATACCTAGACGACCGCAAAGAAGAGCTGCTGGGAAAATCATATCACTTTTTTCTCAATAAATCAACGCTTTTTTACTCTACTCTGCTAAATTTATGCAGTTATGTATACAAAAAATGCGGCCTGCCAATATAGCTAAGCCGCAAGTTAGAAAAGCAAAAACGTAATTATTATAGCACGCATATATTGTTTTGTAAAGAAGGAATTTAATTGTATCACATTTTCTATATGCAGCATACTCATTTTAGATGTCTCTACTACTGATCACCTATACATGATTACGCACAAAAACCGCCCAGTGTATGGGGATACTGAGCGGCTTTGCATGAATACTCTTACTGGGCGTGCCAGAAAGATATAAGATATATAATACGAGCAGCCTGATTATATCATTTCCAGAGAGTTCTGGCAATACCTTTCTTCTCCAAAAATCAACTTTTTCGATTTTCGTAATGTTTTTATTCAAACAGTACACCTTAACTTCACATAATCAGCTGTATGCTTCCCCTTTTCCCCTTGCCAAGCACCTGTTAACGTGCTATACTAAACATGCGAATGGAAGTTTTACGATTCTCCAACAACCTATATTTTCTCAGAGAGGTCCAGACATTCTTTACAGTGTCTGGATTTTTCTGTCCGGTTGACATTTTAAAGTATTTGGCATATACTAAGAGTGCAGATAGAGATATGCTGTATACCTGCATAACCGAATTAACGTTTAAGCGACATGTAATGTCGTCGGCCGCAGGGACCGCCATTTGGCGGTTATCATTCCTTATCATATTTAGATCAACAGATCCCATCAAGCCTCTTAACCAATGCGTAACACGATGGGCCTGACCCCGGAGCAATCCGGGGTTTTATATTTCGATATTATTGCCCTTATATGAAGTAAGGCGGCCCACTCGGACCGCCCTTATTATATTACTCGACGTGCTGTACCTCAAGATTGCCCTGGCCGAGATTCTTCGTGACCAACAGCGCCCCATACGTTGCCATATCCGCTTTTGACGGATTAAGCATATAGGCCATGCCGCCAATGACCGCATACCCCGTGACCATATTCCCGGCATCGTCCACATAAAACCACTTATTCTTATATTTTACCCAGCGCGCTTTCTGGAGTTCGCCATTAACCGTAAAGTGCCAGTTCCCTGCACCGTCTTCAAAACTCTTCACTTCATCTTCCTGGCCGCGGATCCGCAGGCAGAAGTCCGTCCATAACTCCGGATTGTCCATCATCTTACGAGGGCACCATTTGCGTTTGGCGTCGTAATGCCGGATCACCCGATCGGCAGGGATCCCCGTCTCCTGGATCAGATGTTTCACCAAATCCACACAGTTAAGCCGGGCCTTGTCGTAGTTGCTGTCAGGATTAACGCATATTTCAATGTTGATCGTATTGTTATTGTTGACTCCGGCCACCAGCGGCGTACCGTACTGCTTCCCTACCGCCCATGCTCCGTCCGTGTGGTTGAGTGTCTGGTAGATCGCTACATCGTCAACATAATAATGAACCGATGTAGACAGATTTCCGTTGTTGTGTGCCCTGGAATGCGCTGCAGCACCTGCTCCGCGGTTAAAATTGTCCGTCTCATGGATTACGATGTACTTTGGGTGATTCTGACTTGCATAGCAATTGATCTGCTTGATCTGTTTCGTAATAGGTATCATAAATCCTCCTTAAAGAAAAGGGCCCGGAATCCCCAGGCCCCAAAAAGTTGTGATATTACAACCGCTGCGATATAGCAACAGCTCCGACTCTCACCCCGCCGGCCGGGAGATGCAGGATCACCTCCTTAAGCGGCCCCACTGTCTAACTCCGGCAGCCCGGCTACGCTGGTAAGCAACGACAGCACCCCGGCCAGCACCGACGCGCTGATTACCATTGGGCCGTTGACGTCGCCCAGAACGGCCGCCGTGCCGATTGTAGCGACTGCGGTCTGTGCCATGGTCTTGACGGCTCTGATTCCTGCGGCCTTAATCCATCTCTTTGTTTTCTCACTCATATCAAAATCCTCCTCTACTTAATAAATACAAAATACCAGCCGCCACCGCTGTTCCGATGGAGCTGGTAATTGACGTAAAAAATGTTTTTTTCGTTGCCGACCACTGCTTCGCCGGTTCCTTTTCCAAAATTTCTACTTTGTCCTTTAATTCTGATACATTCTCATTTGTATATTTCACCTCACCAATCAACTCCACCATAGTCTTAGACATTGTATGGATCTCGTTGATTACTGGTTTTAAATCCTCTATCTGGTGGGTATTACTCTTTGATCTCTCTTCGACTTTTGTTAAACGCTCAATGAACTCCGTTTCAATCACATATGGCACCGTCCTTTCAAAATATTCTATACCGAGGCTTTTCCTCGCTCCACCACCAGTACCGCAGCCAGTCGTCCAGGACGATCCCGGCTAGGCTTACCGGCAGCCACAGAAGGCAATACTGCGGGCAGATCTGGCCGAGTATATTACCAGACAGCCCGCTGTAATCCCAGATATTCCAGCCCAGCCATAGGTTGACCGCACAACCGGTCAGGAATTCCAGTGCTGTGATGATACCAGTGCCGATCAGGATCTGCTTCCACAATGCCATGCTCCATGGCAGGATCTCGTTGATCAGGCCGAGGGCCGCGAAACAGATACCGCCCAATAAAAACATAGTCCAGTGGCTCCGGCCGCGCCATGTTAGTTCCAGAATCACGTACAGCAAGCCGCCGGTGGCCATTAGAGCCAGGTACTTACGCATGTCTGGTTCCTCCTCCAGCCTGCGCCGCAATATCTACCAGATACGCCTGCAGTACCTCGCTCTGATACTCAACAGGCACGTCAGCGCCGTAAGAGATGTCCTGTACCTCTTCCGCGGTCTGGCAGCCGGCAATCCACATATTAAGTGCATTGCAATAGGTCGTGTGGTAGCTTACGTGCCACATGGCCGCTGTGATAATGGCCAGCATATCTGCTGCAGTGTAATAGCGGCATGGCTGTCCATCGGCATGGTACTCGATCTGATCCGCGCCTGAGGTCACCTGGATCTGCTTACCGAAAAGGTTAAGTTGGTCTTCGATAGTCAGCGCGAAATGTTCCATACTGCCGCCAGATAATGGAACATCGATCCCCTTATAGATCATCTGCTCGCAAGCTGCGGATACCTCCCGGCACTTCGCTGCCTGCAGTTCCTCCAGTGTCGGAACATATGGCTTCGGAGGTTCTCCCGGCCCCACTGGTGTCTCTGGGGCTGTGTAGACACTGCCATCGTTGGACAGATAGATCGTCTGGCCCTCATCACGATACAGGGTATCGTATCCGATAATTGTAGTAGCTTCCGTGCTGTCATCTGTATAGATGGTGATATCCCCCCAATTAGGCGGTATGGCGCCTGCGAATACGAGCTGCATGACATTGCCTGATACTGGGCGGATCGATTCAATCTCGTAGATCGGATCCTTACTTCCAATTTTAATTTTTTCCATTGATATTATTTCCTTTCCGCCCGCCGGAACGTTCCAGACACGGGCAATAAAATAAGCCCTGTAAGGGGCTGGTTAAAATGTTACACTCTCAAATTGTTATGATTTCTTACCAGGCTAAATAGTGATTTAGCAAAAGCAGTCTACTCAAGTAATCTTATGGCTCCTAGTGATGGCCCTGTTTTTCTC